TTCGGTACAGATAGCATAATAAGGTGCCTCGTAGACCTTCATCTTCTCCTTCTGGTTGCCCGGAAGGAAGCCCATATCACGTGTTGGTACTACCGATCTTACTACATAAATCTTATTTTGTACACCTCTATTTGACATCAAAGCCTCAATAGATTTATACAATGCAAGGAATGTTTTGCCGGTACCAGCCATACCATGCAACATCAAATGTTTCCCATCATCAAACGCATCAAAGGCAATTTGTTGATTTTCAGTAAGTGGATTGACGTTCTTTAGATTAAAGTTTTGAGTCTTGAATGTTAGTCCATCTTGGATATCACCATTCTGTCTGGCGATTCTTTTTTCTCTTTTTGTTAAACGAGGCTGGCTGTGTTCCACAAGTTATCCCTTGCTTTTATGTTTATTGACGATCTCACGAGTTTTAGATGCCTTGACACCTTTATCGCCGTGAGTCTGCGCGAGTGGAGAGTGAGGGTTTGCCTGAGCGATCCTGCTTAGTACATCACCAAACCCACTATCCGTCTTTACTCGATCACCAGAATTGCCGATGATCGAAATAGAATAGACCGGATTGATAGTAGGATTCTCAGCCAAGTATGTCTTATACTCATCGTAAGACATCACATCTTCCCACTTCTCACCGGTCTCTGTATCTACAAACTCGTATAATGGCATTAGTACTCTTCTTCAGTCAGTTGAAGCAATGCCTCAGCATTCTTAGATCTAAGAGCTGAAACCAGTTTCTTTTGTTGAAGACGTGTGCGATGTTCTTCATACATTGGTCGGCTCTCGACCTCATCACTAATATACTTATTATTACGTTTAGTCGACTTGCTCATGTTGGAATCAGTCCTGGGAATGCAAGATTGATAGTATCAACATCCAGATCGGTAACCTTTCTGTCTTTGACATCAATAAGGAGTTTTGCGTCCTTAGGATGCAAGGATTCAAGCAGACCAATAAACAACATCTCACGCTTGACCTTACCAAGCTCGGGGTTATTGCCGAGAAGATACATAGGCAACGTTCGGGCTTCCTGGTACAATCGACCTTCTTGGTCTAGATATGAAGTAGGCTTGTACGGAGGTGCACCTTCTGGGAGTTCCCATTTGACACCAGGATAAAATGCCAGTTCCAAGATATAACGAAGCGTCTCGCTGTCGTGATCACGCAGGTACTGTGCCTTTTTCTCTTGTGTCTTGAGTTTGCCGGCTTTCTCGATGATTTGTGAAATAGCTAATGTTACCATATTAAAACTCGTTAATGCTTTCGATTAGGTTCTTCAACTTCTTCTCAATGAAATAGTTGAACAGGTTTTTGCGATCCTTGCCGGCCTGTGCTTCATACTCTACTATGATATCGTCTTGGATATTCTGAGGAATGAATGTGAGGTCTACAAGCTGTTGATTGCGACGGTAGCCACGTAACATACGTTCGTCACAAAATTCTTCTGGTTTTTGATTTACCCATACGTCCAGTTTCTTGGTGGCTACAGGTTTCTGACGTTCACCTACAACCAGGCAGTTGTCTGATGACAGGAAGTTAGGGATACCGTCACCGATATCACCACGCATGATGTGTTCCTTGATAAACCGATCAGGATCGTTGGTGGTACGGAACTTCTTCTGGACAGGGTCGAACTGCTTGACGTTGTTGTAACGTTGAAGCTGGACAAAGTCCTTGTCGCCCGAGAGTACCAGGATCTTCTCGCTCGTGTCACCATACTTCATGACGAGTGCACCGATGATGTCATCTGCCTCTGCGCCATCAACCTGTACAACACGGTACGGGAAGAATGCCTTGAGTTCGTCACGGATCTTGTGCAATGCATCAAAGATCTGAGTCCAGTTAAGCTCGGACTTCTCACGAGACTTCTTGCGGTTTGCTTTGTAGTATGGGAAGATGTCACGGCGCCAGAACTTACGGTCGTCACATGCGATGATCATCTCACCATACTCGTCCTTGAACTTCATGTTATAGGAACGGATAGAGTTAAGGATCATGTGCCGAAGAAGATCTTCTTCGACTTCGGTGTTGGTATGATTACCAAGCTGCATCATTAAATTAGAAATCATTACTTGTGAAAGGTCAACAATTATCATATCAAATTAAAGAGTATTCACTCTTCCTCCATGTCAGACGGTATTGTATACTTATAAGATACCGTTTCATCGTCATTATAATTAAACTCAAAAACACTCTCAACCATCTCGTGGAAAGGATGTTCTATATTCATGTATTTATATAGCAGTGACTTAGTTGATTCTACTATCATCGAAACATCTTTGATGTATTCATGCTGATCTACATCAATTCCATTGGCCATGAACAAACCAATTAGCTGTGGAATCATACTAGATGCAACTTCATCAGCATGTTCGTGCCGCATGCGCTCCATGTCAGCTATCATATCGTCGAGCGACTGCGGCGGCGTATTCATCTTTTCTTTAGGAAACCGGATTACGTTGTCTGTCACTTAATAACCCTTAGTAGAATTGTTTGTTCGTTGAGGCGGCCGTTCGGCTTCGACGAAGTAGTCTTAAGACCTTCCATGAAGGACCTAATTGCCACTTTGCCGGCTGACAGTAGTGATTGGATTGATTCGTCCGGTTTGCGAAGACTCTTGGAGATGCTTGTTTCCACATCCCATCCGAGCAATGTAGTTCCCTTGATCTGGATACCAGCCGGACCGACTGCCAGATACTTGGTTAACTTCTTGTACTTGGTGTTGTACACCCATAATTGACTACATCCTACAATCTCAGCAGGGTGAACAGACACAACTTTAAGTGCCTTGTCTTCCTTCTGAAACTTCAAGTTCTTGACGATATCAACGGCCGACTTGACCTTCTTCTCACGTGGCTTGCGGACCTTGACTGCCTTCTTATTATTTATAAAGCGATCAACAAGAAGGATAAAGTTTTCCCAATACTTTTTAAGATCTTCACGAGCTTTCTTCATCTCACGAGTATCGAACTCGTCTGGTTCGTGGTCGCCAAGACCTTTAGCATAGAAGTCACGGATAGCCGATGCTGCCTGAGCAGTTGCTTCCTTGCCAACCAGCCATTCATAGATGTCAAGCTTAGGGTCTGCATCAATAGCTTCTTCACACTCTGTAATGAGCTGATAAATCTTGGCTTGTACACGATCTTGAATGCTGACCACTGTCTTAGGTTCGTCATTGGTTTCATCGCGAAGCGCACTGGCCTCCCTCAAGAGCGCCTGGACACTGTTATTAAAGTAGTCTAGGTTCGCCTGAGGGAGTATATTGCCATTGAGCATGATACGTGCTACGTTTCCAATGGTCTTTGAGATCTTCCACTTTGGAAGTTTACGCAAGAGAGCAACATCATTCTTGCTGAAGTTCTTCTTGACATATTGAAAGAACCACTCACGCGACTGATCGTCGCTTGCCATGTAGTTGTACCAATTCAATGCATCACCAAGCTTGATGATTGCAATAGGTTCTGAACCATAAGCCTTATCATCGATCGACTTGATAGCCGTCCGAGATATTTGTTTTGGTTTAGTTTTAACCTTGATAGCCATGTGTGTTATTCCTTAGCAGTGTTGATATTATCATCTTACTATAGTTTTTATAATTTGTACACAACTATTTTTTCGGTGCCTTCAATGAAGCAATCAGGCCTTTCCATTTTGGCATGATTGTCTGCCATGAAAAGCGTGTATCTGCATACGTCTTGATGAATCCAAGAAGACTAGTCAAATCATTGTTCTGTACATTCTCAATAGCATACATTAGTGTGTGAGCAAAGATGTTTGCATGGAGATTCATATCTTCATGATCGCCATCATACTGCACAGTTAATCCACCAGATGTTTCTGTCAATGCAGCAAAGTTAGGATGGACTGCAAGACAACCAGCCGACATGGCTTCAATTAAACAACGGCATGATGTTTCAGGCCAGATAGATGGATACGCAAAGATGTGAGCACGCTGATATGCTGCACGGACCGTTTCCTGATCTGCCCAACCATGATAGTTAATCTGAGGATGGTTACGGCACATTTCAAACAACGGCTCGTATTGCTTATCACGATCTTCCCAGTTGCTACCATAGATA